GCCATCACCCGGCTGGGCGCTCGTGGCGCTGCCCCCGGAATCGCAGAGCGCCACGACGTCGCCGCCCTCATCCTGGATTACCCACCAGGGGTTGGCGCTCGCATCGAACTCGACGAGGAGTTCATCCGGACCCCCGCCCACGCTATCCGGTCCACCCCCGCCACCCGGCCCCCACACGTGCTCGCGCTCCACGTACGCGCGCACCGCTTCGAGCGGCGGGCCGGTGGGATCGCCCCCGCCCACGCCGCCATCGCCACCCTCGTCGTCGCCCCCCTCTCCATCGAGCCCCGACTGCGTGTTCTCGAGATTGCCCGGGGATTGCCCCGTGTTCGGCGGGGCGGGGGACGAAAGATATATGTAGCGAGGCGCAGTTATCTAAGTATTGCATTTTATTATGGCGAACTGCTCTTGTCTTCAGCCATGGGTGGATCGATGCCCAAGTCCATAAGCGCGTCGCCAAGATACTCGTGTACAGCATCCGGTATGACACACGTTGTTTTGTCATTACAGACACATAAACAGAACGTTTTCTCGTTGTGATTGAGCGTACCTTCGTCGTTGGCCACGAGCAGTTTGAATCCGAAACAATACATTAACAATATGCATACGGTATCGAAATCGCCGGTTTTTTGCATGTCCGTGAAGTAGGCAAACACTCTCTCGCGGCGATCCTTGAGAGGGATGTGACACGCCAATGATTTCAAGTCGAATGCGGTCTCTCTCATCAAATGCATGCTTTTCAAGAGTTGGTTCGCAACTGCCAATGCTGCTTCATATGAATCTGAACTCATAAGTCCTCACGGAATAAGATACAGCGACCCATACACAATGTCCATTTCAGCGGCAAATTTCTCGACGTCATCGGCAGAAGCGCTCGGATGCTCCCTTCGAAATGCATTCCATTTTCCATTCAGTTCCCAGTGTGCTTTCCCCGGCATTCCCGCCCAGTTTGAGATCATATCTACCCGGCCATCCGGGAACATCTCGCGATATTTTTGAGGGATGCGATGATGCACTTCGTAACCAGGAGGCATCCGCTTGCCTGACGCTTCCAGTGTCTGCACGAACAGTTCCCTATACCTTGAGCACGCTCCGTTATGCACCACCACGCCATCGGGTCCGACGTGGTAGTCTGGGTGGTTGGCGACGGTAAGGTTGTAGACGGCCTGACGCTGGCTCGTGAAGACGATCCCCGCGATGGTTGCGGGTCCGGTATTCGTCCGAAGTTCATCGCCGGGTTGGAGCGCATCGGCACGCACCCACCGTCCGCCTTTGAAGAGCGGATTGGATGTGGCACTGTCTTGGAAATCGACCCCAACCCTCGGCGAGGCGCAGGAGACCCAGAAGGGATGCTCGTCTGTCGTCTGGATCGTTTGCTCATGCCCGTCGGCATGGCGAAGCGAAACTTCAACGAGCGATGCCTCGGCGACGTAGATCGTTGAAATGACGGGCTCGAAGGTCATCTTGCCAGTCTGCTCGTCGCGGGCCAGAACGAGATCTCCCGTGTGGATCTGATCGATCGGCATCAGGCCGGTCGCGGTCCACACGACGGTGGTCGCCGTGAAGCACCCGCAACCGGTACCGCGCTTGCGCGTAACCCACTCCCAGGCCCCCTTAGCCATGCTCTTCACGCCGTACGCGAGATCTCGTAGCACGCCGCGCATGCCGTAGCGTATCACGTATTCCACCGCAGCCTTGGCAGCGCTGAACGCTACCTTGGCCACTGTTGCTGCCAATACCGTGAGTTGAACATATCCCAAAATCTTTCTCGCAGCCTTCAGACTGGGTGGAATCCCGCCCTGACCCTCGAGGATTTCCGCTCCCACATCGCCGGCGATCGCGGCGATGGGGAAGGGCAGTTGGCTGATGACGACTGCGCCGATGTACGCGGCCGCCTGAGCCCCGCCCACGATCCTTTCCATGAACGCCGCGGTGTTCCCCGCGCTCTCCGCGATGTAATCGTCGACCATGCTAAAGGGATCAAAGCTCAGCCCCATCGCATCGCTTCGTCGCCAGGGGTTGCTGCCGAGGTACTCGTAGACGTTGAGCCCGTCGCCCATGTGCGCTTCGAGGTCGAATGCCGCGCTGAGCGATTCGGCCCCGCGTCCGTTGAAGGCCGGGCTCGTCGCGATCGCCATCGCCGTGGCGTTGGGGTCGGGCTGCAGGAAGCGCCCCACCTGCGGGTTGTACATCCGGTTGCGGTCGTGATAGAGATTGTGCGCCTGCGGCACGAGCCTCGGGGGCAGTGGGGATCGATATGTTGTGAACTATTTCTTTCGCTTCTTTGACCAGTCAACCTTTTCAAAGTTAATCGACTCGGACACGGTCACGTGGGCGATCTTGGTGAACCAAAGTCCAGTGAAGCCTGCCTTGATGAGCTTGAGGCGCAGGTCATTTCGGACGAGCTGTACTACCTCGAAACCTTTCAGTACGCCGAGCACGCCGTCCGGCGGGATGCGGCGGGGATCGATCACGGGGACTTCGACGTAGCGGCGACCGGTGTCGTCGGTATTAATAGAAGCCTCTTCGTCGAGGCAATCGAACACTTTCAGCCAGTTCATGATCCAGTAGCGGGACGAGGCTCGTTCCGAACCCGGTCCCTCGATGCGGATCGGCAGATATTCCGCCGCACCGGGCGCCTCGGTCTCAAAGAACGAACGAAGGCGATCGCTCACGGTAAGACTACTGTTTACAACTATTTGGAGACAATCAAATAAACTCGTGGCGGTCTCGCAGGAAAACCGCAACTGTATTAGTGTTTTTTCGATCTCAGCCTGATCTAACTGTTGGCCTCTTGTCAAACGTTTTTTCCAGAACCACCACCACTCAGCGTTGGCAGGTTGGAGAAACCATCCAATCCGCTCCACGTGCGGATCAATCGCATAGTATGGAAAAAACCTCGGCACGATCACCTCCGAGGACGATAGCGATATCGGCCTCCATGCATGTGAATATTCATTTCACGCAGACCTTTCCATCCGGTCTTGGCTCCTTTGACCGTATTGTACAGGAAGTGCGGGTTCTTGGCCACGAAGTCTTCGAGCGACTTGAGCTCTGTCTTGAGCGCTCGCTCCGCTTCCGTGACTGATAGGCCGTCTGTCGCCGCCTTGATGCGTTTTTGGACGAACTTGTGGTACTCGGGACTGTGCCGTCCACTGTGCGGAATGGCGACCTTGTTCGCCGGATCATCAATCTTCATCCCCGCGCGTGCAAATATGACCTTGTTCTCCGCGCCGAACGCCCCATCTTTGGTGGCAATATGGTGGCCTTGGATTGGTTTGGACCATGCACCTCGTGAACCATGCGAAGACGTCGGACTCGAATACGCTCCGGCAAAGGTATCGATCGGATTGAACCCGATGTTCGTGCCAGGGATGCTGATCTCGAAGGAGTTGTAGAGGCCGCGGAGCATCGCCTCCTCGATCCAGCTGTTATCCTCACGCGTGCTCCAGTCATCTCCCTGATCCCAATCGGTCGCCCAGTCAACATCCCATTCCTGATTCGAGGCGTATTCCTCCACGACCTCTTGAAGCATCCCCGTAATGAAGTCCGTTGGAGTGGGAACAAAGAGCATCCCGACGTCCGTCGCTGAGACAAGCCCCATCGGGTCGTCCCGCCCCCATGGAACGCTCTGTAAATATCCATACACACTCATTCCATCGCCATACCGTGTCGCGAGATCGAAGCAAGGCTCAGCTACATCCAGTTTCGATCCGAAAAAACGGGCTTCGCTTTCGACGCTCAGCCCCGTCCCATTCGGATCCATCTGCATCCACCGCCCGAGGCTCGGCAGGTAGGCGCGGTTGCGGACGTGGTAGTCGCCGAGTACGTCACCTTCGCCGTGACGGAGACAGTGATGGCCTCTTCCAGCCCTTCCTTGCGGCTGAAGTTGGTGATCGAGAAGTCCGCCTGAAGACCCTGCCCGGCAGTGCCGTCGAGGATCTGGAGGCCGATCGCGGTGTTGGCGAAGAAGGCGTCCTTGATCGCCTTGAAGCCGTTGTCCGTGGTATCCCACACCATCTCGAACTCGACGCTCGCGGCCTTCAGCGTGGCGACCATCGCACGCCAACCGCTGTTGGCGCGGGTGGTCACGTCCGCCTCGCCCGTCTCCAGGTTCAGCGTCACGTCCTTGACGTTGGTCAGCGCAGTCCACGTCCCGGCACCCGCCTTGTAGTTGAGCTTGGCATCCATTCCGAGTTTGATGGACATGTGTGAGTTCCTTTCAGCCGTCGGTGTGCCCGAAGATGGACAGTGAGTCGCCTGACTTGCCCGATGCCGAGATCTTCGAGAGGTCCACCCGCTCGAAGCGGACGGGAATCCCCGGTAGCAGTTCCGAGTCCTTGCCGCCCGCGGAGAGCGTGATGCCCGAGCCGTCCTTCGCGGCTGTTGACGCGACGAGCGTGACGGTGGCGATTAGCCGCCCATCGGCGATGGGCTTGGGGGCGGTCCCGAGGTCCATTGAGTCGATGACGAGGTTGCGCACGGGCTATCTCCGGACCCGATAGGTGACGGTGATGATGCTGGTGAACTGACGGTGCTGGTCGAGGTGCTCGGCGGCGACGATCGGCTCGTGCGCGATCGAGACCCAGGCGGCCTCGGGGAAGTCGGGCAGGCGCTTGAGCCGAAGGTGGTCCCCGAGTTCCTCCACGAGGTTGAGCAGGTCATCGATCTCCTGCTCACCCTCAGCAGCGGCGGCGATCTTCTTCTGCACGCCGACATCCACGGCTACGTCGTACAGGCTGGTCTCGCGCGTCGCCGCCGACACCGCGACCGACCGGGGGACCACGCTGACGTGCAGGTCCTTCAGCTCGTCGAGGGTGAACGACGGCTGGTGCAGCCGCTGGGCCTGGATCGGCAGGGAGAACGTCCCGGCGTTCAGGCTCGCTGTGACGGCGTCCGCGATGGCGATGGGTGTGCTCAAGTCGTTTCCGTGGCGATGTGCTTGGTGTGAATGCGGAGGGTGCGGCGGAAGGGATCGGAGTACCGGAATGGGGGCTCGTTGCCCGGGGCCATGACCTCATACACATGCGTGCTGGTCCCTTGCGTTTCACGCACCTGGTCTCCGGCCCGCGGGAGGGTGCGTTGCCCCGCGAGCACCAAGTCCTCGGCGCGGATGAGGTAGTCGCGCGATTCGATCCGCTGGAGCAGCCCGTTCTGGTCGGACTGGTCGAACTCGGTCTTCCCGACCGTCGCCTGGACATCCACGCTGTCAGTCCCGCGCCGATAGGTGATCGGGCGCGACATGTGCCGATGGCGCTGGTCCTCCAGGAATGCCGAGCCTTGTTCGAGCAGGTCCGCCACGAGCACACTCCTGATGGATTACTGCTGAAGGCGGACGCGAACGACGGTGTCGGCATCGACGTTGGTCTTCACCGCCTTGCCGATGAGCTTGTTGCCGGTGGCGGTCTTGGTGGCGTTGCTGTTGGTCGCGTCCCAGTAGGTGAGCGTTCCGATGGGGATCGCGCTGCCCGCGCCGCTCGCCTTCGGGAAATCGAATACGCCGGTGACGGCGAGCGATCCCAACTGGCCCGCCTTGATCGGTGCCTGCGTGATGCCGATGAGGTCGGCCTGCACGACCACCGCGCCGACGAGCACGTCAGCGCCGGGGGTGTAGTCGATCGATCCGCCTTCCTGAACGAGCTTTGCTGGTCCTGAAGCCATTCCTGAACCTCCATCTATTGGTGGGCCATCGGTGTCGATGCCCGATTGCTGATCGATGCCGCTTCCGAGTTCGCTGGGGGGCTCGCCGCCGAGCCCCCCAGCACCTGTGCTTCCCTGCACGGGCATGGCTTACACCTCGCCCTTGCTCTTCACGCCTCCGCGCGGGTCCTGCAGGTTGACGCCGAAGTCGTGGTACCCACGCATCCGGATGCCGAGCATGTTGAAGTCCGCATCGGACGTCTCGACGGTTGGTGCTTCCTGCCCGTTGAGGAACGCCATCTCGATGACCGGGAGGTCGCTGGGGTCCGCGAGGAGGTACCACGCCTTGGCCGAGTTGCCGGTGTAGAGCGCGTTGGAGAGGTAGCGGCTGACCTCGACGCGGAACTTGCCCTGGTGCGGGTTGGCAACCGGGTACTTGGTGCTCGCGGTCGTGTCCCGGAGCTCGACGCTCTTGTAGAGCTGCGTGCCCATCGCCGAGAGCGCCGTGGGCACCAGCATGATCGCGGGCATCACGCCCGTCGGCTTGCCGTCGGAGTCCACAAGGTCCATGAACGCGACCTCGCCCTTGGTGAGGCCGTCGATGCCGAGGGCGGTGTCAGCGCCCGAGACGAAGTTCTTGTTGCCGGCGCTGAAGAACGCCGCGTTGTTCATGAACGCCGTCCAGAAGACGTCGTTGATCTTCAGGCCCGAGCCACGGCCCAGCTTGCGGGGGACCGTGGTGATCGCGCCGAGGTCGTCGTTGATGATGTCGCGTGGGGGGGGGCGGTCGATCGAGAGCATCAGGCCGCCCCCCCAGGTGTCGGCCTTGTTGGTGCAGGTCTCCTCGCCGAGCGTGCCCTGCTTGAGCTCGCCGCCGGGGGCAACCTGCTCGTACTGGTCCTTGCCGACCAGGCGGTAACTCGTGACGGTCTTGAAGTCGCTGACGTTGCGGACGGCGCCCCCCCAGATGCTCCGCCACCCCCCCCCCCACACGCTCGACGCAGAGAAACGATGCGTTCGGCACGAACGACAACGGCCCCAGCGTGTGCCAGGGCCGTTGAACGGAGTCGAAATGTTGGGAGTTACTTACGCGGCCTTCTTCGCCACCGCGTTCGCCTCCGCAAACCCAAACCGCATCGCCCCCGGCCCGCCCGAGCCGAAAGTCACCGTCAACTGCCGCGACGGCTGGCCTTGGACGTTGCCGCGTTGGGCGGTGATGATGTACGTCGCGCCGTCGATGCCGACGGGGAGCGTGTCGTCCTGGTATGACTTCTCGCCCGAGCCGCCGATCAACCGGAACGCGGTCTCGCTGATGAGTTTCCGCTGCACGAAGTAGACCACGCGATCAGAACCCTCGGGGTGCTTGGCCTTCCACTTCAGCGTGATCGAGCCGTCGGAGTTGAGTTCGACCTTGAAGTCGGTCGGCTGGCCGGGCGGCGGCACGGGTGCGCCAGTGCTCGGCGCGGGGATCTGCGCCAGCACGTACACGTTTGGATTGTTGTTGTTCGTCGCGAACGCGCGGATAGACCGAACAAGATCGCTCGTCAGTTCGCGCGTGTCACCGTCGGCATCGACAGCGGCCTCGGTCGCGGCCTTGGCGGCCAGCCGCGCGGCTTCCTGCGCCGTGGTGCGGCCGCGGAGCGCGCCCACCTGATTCTTGAACGCCGTCGCCTGCGCGGCGGTCAGGCCGATGTTCGTGGCTTGCGCGGTAAAGACATCAACATGGGCTTCGGCCCAACGCAGAAACTCGGCCCGATCACGCGGATACGTCGCCATGGGAGAAACCTCCGCCGCTACTGCGGCTACTGAGGCGAAGGTCGCTAGCGTGCTGAGTGTTCAGCCCGCCATGGCGTCGAACGCGGCCCCGCCGGGACTCGGAAACGCCGCTGAGAACGCCCCAACGCCGTTTCCACACCCGACTTCGGCGAGAAAACACGCCAACTTGAGCGCGATGATCGCGGGCGCAGACAAAAAGATCGCCAGCGCGGGGGAAAAGATGGAGGGCGCAGGAGCAAAGATGGAGAGCGCGGGAGCAAAGTCAGCGAGCGCAGCGGCAAAGATCGCTGGCAGGGCTTGTCCGGCAGCAGACAAACTCGCCGCGCCGGCGGCCATTGATGCTCAGCGAGCGGCTTCCAAACTACCCATCTTCACGCTGCGCAATCTTCGCGCAACGGCATCGGAACACCGCTTGATTCTGGGACTGACTTGGGGTACTTTAAGGGGCCGAAGGAGGCAGAGAGCACAACCGAACCGAGACGCCGCCCATAAGACACGGCGTTCTCACCCAGGAGCTCTCTCGTGACCATCCGTGCCTTCCGCCGTTCCGTCCCCGCTAACCTCACCACCTCAATCCGCCCTGCGATCCTCGCTGCGGCGGCTGTCGTCGCCTGCTCGGCGACGGGGGCGATGGCAGACATCGTTGGCTTCCAGTCTGGCTCCTTCACCTATAACCAAAGCGACGCAGGTAATCCTGCCCAGCTGATTGGCAACACGGGGATTCAGATCACCACGGGCTCATCGGGTCAGTTTCGAAGCCTTTGGTTCAACCAGCGGCAGAACGTGTCGCAATTTGCGGCACAGTTTACATTCCGCGTGACCGGCAACAACGACACATTCAACCGAGACGGAATCACCTTCGTCATCCAGAACGCACCCAGCGGAACCGCGACTCTTCCGGGTGCCGCTTTCGGATACAACTTCAATGGAGGTAATCCGCAGATTACTCCGAGCGTCGGCATCACCACCGAAGTCGTGCTGCGTGGAACCGGAGATCCCTCAGATATCTTCTCCTACAGCGGTGTGTACTTCAACGGTCAAGTTGGCGGCGGCAGCGCTGCGACGCTGCCGGTCAACGCAGCGAGCGGTAACTCGATCCGTGTCAATCTCAACTATGACGGCTCATTGCTGACCATCAACTACACCGACCTGACGACTGGCGCTACGTGGTCGCCTAACCCTACCCTCATCGGATCGATCTCGAACCGTCTCGGTTCGGCTGATGCCTACATCGGGTTCACTGCTGGTGTGCTGGGTGCAAACCGCGCTAATCTCTTCATCAATGATTTCTCGTACACTGTACCGACCCCCTCCGCCGCCGCGCTCCTCGGCCTCGGCGGGCTAATGGCCGCTCGCCGTCGCCGCTGATCGATCGCCCTCAACCTGATTCCCCCAGATCCCCCGCGACCCCGGCCCTCAACAAGCCGGGGTCGATTTGTTTCTGCACCGCCTCACCGCGCCACGCCTTCATGATGCGATCGAGCACGGCGAGCTGCAGGTGGTGCTGCTCGACGTGGGGGGGCGGATGCTCTTGGAGTACACCTGGTGGTCGAGGCGACCGCTGGCGTAGTTGTACCCCGAGGAGTTGCCGGCCGCGACATTGAACGGCATGTTCAGGCAGCGGGCGATCTCGTTCAAGATCTCGTGCTTGAACTCCGCGTAGGTGGTCGAGGGGTGCTCGGCCTGCATCTGCGCCATCTTCCAGCCGCCCGGCATGGTCAGAAGCGAGCGTGCCTCCAGCTCGATGGTGTCCATCGGCTCGACGCTCTCGGCCTCGCCGTTGGCGGGCGTGTCGGTGTAGAGGATGCCTGCGAAGTCGGCGGCGGTTTCCGCCGCGCCCAGCACCGCGAGGGTGAAGCGACGGAGCTGCGCGAACAGCGGGAGCGCGGGCGTGATGTCGGGGATGCCACGGCTTTGGCCGGGGCGATCGACACGGAAGTAATGGATCACCGACTCGGCGGGGACGTGGTCGTATTCGATGCCGAGGAACCCGCTCCGCGTGTCGCCGGGATGGGCCTTGAGGACGTGGAACTCGATGGGGTTGCCCGAGGCATCGAACACGATTCCGTCGATGGAGTGGATGTCAAGGAACGACAGGTCGGGCGTGGTGACCTGGTCGGCCTCGACGAGCCGCAGGTCGAGTTTGACGGGAGTGGGCAGTTTGGGATTGCTGACCAGCACGGCGAACGCCTCGCCGTCGGTGGCGCGGGCGGCCCGCATGGTGCGGAGTTTCTCGGGAAGGCCCACGGCCTTGGCCCAGCGCCCGAACTCCGCCTCGATCCGGTCGTTGGCCTGATCATCGTCGGCGAGCAACTGAAGACGCGGGCCGGTGCCGACCACGTCGTTGGCGAGCGTCAGGACGATGCCCTTCGCATAGGCGTTGTTGGCGGTCTCGTAGCGGGCACGGTTCCGCAGCGTGCGGCGGATACCGGGGCTGGCGGCGGCGTCGGCGGACAGACCGTCGGCGGCGGACCAGTGGCGGATGTTGGCCTCGTTGGTCACCGCCGAGTCGAAACCCGCGCGGAGAACATTACGGACGAGACTGGCCCGCACCGTCGAAGTGACAGGCGGGGGCGGCGCTTTCGGTTTGGTCTTGAACAGGCCGAGCATCAGCTTTCCCTCGCGCCGGGCGGGATGAGCCGCGTGAAACGGAGGGACTTGGCGGGGGACGCCGCCGCCTGCTTGGAGGCGAGGTAGCGGTCGGCTTCGATCTGCTCTGTCAGCGAATGCTGCTCGACAGACCCCGAGTCGCCGCTGGCCTTGGCAGGACCGGCCGCGTTGTCGCGGATCGTCTGCTCAAGATTCGGCGAAGGGTCCGGCATCGAAGCTCCGCGACGCGGCGTGGTGTGCGTCCATGAGGCATCTACGCGAACGCTCCTCAATGTGGCGTGCAGCGGGTCGAGGTCGGTCGATAGATCGACCTATACCTGGGTCTCGCGGGTCAGCGTCCACCGTCCGCAGTGCCGACACTCGCGCCGACGCACCACGACCCCGCCGGGACGACGCTTCAGGTAAACCACGCGGAAGTGCTGGCACCCGCACTGCCTGCACACGAGGCCGACCTTCGGACCATCCTGCGACGGCATGTCTCGTTTGGCACGGGGCATCAGCGTTTCCCTCCCCGGAGCGCCGACAGCTTGACGCGCGGCCGCGCCACGGCCTGCCTGTCGGTGCCGAAGAGAATCGCGCCCTCCATCGACGCCGCGACGGCGGCACCCACGAGGCAGTCGAGCCAGTGGTTGTCGAGGCCATCGACGCGCAGCTTCCATTCGTCCACCGTGCGCCCCCGCCCTTCGGTCTTCACCCGGTACTCGCTGGTCAGGTGCTCGGAGAGCAGGCGGTGCGGATCGGGCTTGCCGCCGAAGAGCGAGAGGCAGCCGGGATCACCCATCGGGACGGCGAGCCGAGCGTGCGCGAACGACTTCCAGTAGTTGGTATCGAACAAGACGTGCCGCACCGCCCGCTTGCCGGTGACGACAGGAATGCGCCAGTTCAGCCCGACCCGCTCGCCCCGCTTGCGCTTGTAGTCGGAGAAGGGAATGCTCGATGCGCCGACGTACCGTCCGTGGCTGGGCATGAGCACGCCCGCGTGCGGGGACTGCCGACAGAACTGGTAGACCACGTCGGTGGACGATCCCCAGTTCGCGTCGATCAGGCAGCGGTCGATGCGAACCATCGCGCCGTCGTCACGCCGCCATTCACGGGCCAAGTGCGTCTCGGCAAGCCGTTCGAGGCCCGCATAGATCGCCCCCTCGACACCCGCGCGAGGTGCGGCGCTCCCCAGCGTCCGCCGCATGTCCCGGAGAGTGAAGTACGCAGCCTTCTGGTCCGGTTCCGTGCCGTAGTCCACGACGTAGCCGGTGAAGTCGTCCTCCCAGGCGGCGACGAGGTAGAACAGCGCCTTGCCCTGCACGTCCACAAACATGGTCAGCCGCGAGCAACCGATCGGCACCTCGCTGCGGGCTTGCCCACTGACCTTGGCGGCGATCTGGTCTGCGCTCAGCAGATCGTCTTCGGCCGCGACCTCGGGCAGCGGCTCGTTCTGGTACTCGGCGAAGAAGGCGTGCTCGTCCTGAAGCCGCAGGTTCATCGCGTGCTGGACGGCGGACAACTCGTCGTGATTGAACCGCTCGGGCCACGCGATCACAGCGCCCTCGTCCATCGCGGTTCGGTGCTCGTCGTAGAACTCGGTTGCCGCCGCGATCCCGCGATCGTTGCGGAGGCCGTCGGCGCGGAGTTCGGCGTACTTCTGCCACAGAGCGTCCCGGACGGGGAAGGCGTAGACCATCTTGGTCCGCTCGCCCTGCCACTGCGGGTGCGCATCCCGATCAAGGATGCGGTCGGCCATGTCGTCCGGGCGCACCACAGTGAGCGTCATCAGCCCCGCGATCTTCTTACCCGGTCCACCCAGCCCGAGGATCGCGCCCGCGAGGATGCGCTCCCGCGTGGCGCACTGCGATGGCGAACGCGCCGACTCGTCGGTCTGCGGGTCGTCGATGAGCACGAGCGACGGACGCACGCTCGCGCCATCGGCACGCTTGTGCTTCATCCCCCGGATGTGCCCGGTGATCCCGGCGACGCGGATGATCGCGCCCGAGGCCCGCGACCCCGCGATGGTGGGGAGGACGATCTCTTTGGCGGTCCAGCCGATGTGCGTCTGCTCGCCCAGGTAGAGCTGCCCGGCGGCCCGCTGGTGGATGCCTTCCAGCGACCGGATCGGATGGCACACCTCCGGGAAGTCGGCCGCGAGCAGCTCGCTGTTCTCCAGTTCCGCCTTGATGCTCTCCAGCATGCTGGAGGCGTGCTCCTCGTCGGACCCGATGAGGGCGACGAACTCGCGGTGCCCGTAGAGCATGGCCCACAGGCAGGCGATCTCGCAGAGCGAGGTCTTGCCCGACCCGCGGGGCATCGCCATCGCAAACAGCCCGCCCTCCAGCACGGCCTGCTCGATCTTGGCGATGACCTTGAGGTGGTCGCCGGACCATTTCAGGTGAAATGTCAGCGGGAAATACGCCTCGCAGAAGAACCGGAAGTCCCGTTCGGCCTTGGCCCGTCGCTCCGGATCAGCGACAGCAGGCAGGTCGCCGATGTCGCGTCCCGAGAGCGAAAGCGTGGCGTTACGGAGGCGGGCGCGTTCCTTCAGCGCCTCGTATCCCGTGAGCCCGCCCGCTTCCTTCTCCGCTTCCGCGATCGCCTCGTGGCGCGTGATCACGAGCCATGCGACGTAGCGAACCAGATCGACCCGCCCAGCATCGCCGTCGGCGGCGACGCGGAACCCCGCGCGCGTCCTGTGACGGTGCAACTGCCGCTCGTTGATCACCTCGCCCAGCGGAGTGCTGTTGAGGAGACGCGCGAGCTCGCCGGGCTTGAGCTGGCGCGGGTCAATCGCCACCGGTGGGGATCTCCTTTAGGAGCCACGCGGCGAAGCGCACGAGGTTGATGCTGCCGTCCGCGTTTGTTGGCGCTCCGGCTTCGATGTCCGCGCGGAGCATCGCTTCGGTGACGGGTTTCCCGCCCAGCCGGGTGAGAACGCGGGCCGCATCCGCCACGGGCAGCGCGGCGGGATTGAGCCGGGACATTCCCTGCCCTGGGCCAGAACTAGGCGCGTGTTCGGGAGTCATGCCCACCTCCCGGACCTGCACGTCCCGCCACTTGCCCACAAGTCTCGCGTAGTTGCCCACAACAGCGAGATTCACGGCGAATCCTCGCGGCTTTGCCTTGCCGGTTGGCGAGTGTCATGGCTTCATGTGTCACAACGCGGGGCGAAACCCCGCAAAGGAGACCACGAACATGAACGCGAAGAAGACCACGACGACGACGAACAAGACCAAGGCCCGCCACATGGCGGCGGCGGAAGCCGTCCGCAACCGCCTCGGGTTGGAAACGCTCGAGGACCGCAAACGCGACGCCCTCGACTTCCACGACATCTCGGTGGCGAGCATCCGCGACGCGATCGCCCTCGCCTTCGAGGCCGGGTTCGCCGCAGGCAGCGGAGCCCCCGCCCCCTTCAAGTACGACCCCGCCGACCCGGGCGCGATGCTCGACACGCTGGAGATCACCAAGAAGACCGGACGCCCGACGGGCGGCACCTGGGTGAAGGGGAACATCGCGGGCCACGCCTTCGAGGCGCTGGTCTTCCCCGAGCACGCGACCGACGCCGCCTTCGAGCTCGACGACAGCCGCATCTCGAAGCTCTGGCTCCAGGAGCACTTCACGCACACCGAGGTCGCCTGCTTCGACCGGGGATGGGACCGCCAGCCAACCACCGACGCCGCCCGCGCCATCGTCGGCCTGCTCGCCGCGGGCCTGGCCGAGACCGTGTTCGGGAAGTGACCAGCACGCGACGACGCGGGGAACCGCGCCGGACGCGATTAGCCGCCGCAATGTGCGACGGCGTTTCGCACCACCTGTTTGGAGATGACCATGAGTACGAAGACCAAGAAGGCCCCGAAGACCGCCCGCACGTCCAAGAGCCCCGCGACGGAGAAGGCTCGCAAGGCCGCGATCGCCGAAATCCAGAACCGCCTGGACGGGAAGCCCGCCGCCGCCGCGAAGGCCAAGGGCGGCAAGACTCCCAAGACGCCCAAGGCTCCGAAGCCCGCGAAGGAGAAGAAGCCCAAGCGCGTCAGCGCCCTCGACGCCGCCGCCCAGGTCCTCGTCAAGGCCACCAAGCCCATGCGGGCCACGGAGATGATCGCGGAGATGGAGGCCAAGGGCCTCTGGAAGAGCCCCGGTGGCAAGACCCCCGAGGCCACGCTCTACGCCGCCATCATCCGCGAGATCGCCGCCAAGGGCGAGAAGGCCCGATTCAAGAAGCACGAGCGCGGCGTCTTCGTCGCGGGAAAGGGGGCCTGAGTCATGACCGCGACGCCCGCCCACCTCGACGCCGTTCTCCAAGCCGCCCTCTACCTTCTCGGCGCACGGCAGGACCAGATGCTGACCATCGAGGAATGGGCGGACCTCGCGCGAGCGGTTGCCGCTTGCCAAGACCGCAAGACGGTGGACTACCTGACGGAGAATGACCTCGAGGACATCGCCGAGCGCTACGCCCTCGAATGGGACGAAGCGACCGACGGGACGCTCCCCGCCAACAACGAGGATTGACGATCGCTCGGGCGTCGGAATCCTTACCCGCCACCCCGGACCGCTTCCGGGGTGGTTCTTCGGTGGTCGATCGCTGATGTCGCTACGCTCTCGCCGATGCACGCCGATCTCTTCCTGCATGGCAAAGCCATCTCCAGCGTGTTCGACCTGCTCGGACACGATGAGAATGACATCACATACAGCGTCGGATGGGCTTTGGCAGAGTGTTCGACGTTCCGCGGAGCTCTGCTGAGTCGCGTCCTGGGCCAAGGCGATTTCGGCTCCGCGACCGTGAGGCTGCAAGAGCGGGTGAAAGACGGAGGGATCACCGACATCGAACTCCTCGGCGATGACTTCCACATCATCGTCGAGGCCAAGCGAGGGTGGGAGGCTCCCGCTGAGGACCAACTCCGTCTGTATCTTCCGCGCATCGAGAAAGAGCGACGGCCGCGGGCTGCATTCGTGACGATGTCCGAATGTACGGGAGAGGTTGTGGCACACACGCTCCCCCAGCAGATCGGCGGCTTTCCGGTTGTTCATCTCGCTTGGCACGAGGTTCAGACACTGGCCCGTAGCAAATCGAAGGTCCAGGCTGAGCGTCGCCTGCTCGATGAACTCGTGCGATATCTGGAGAATGTGGTCAAGATGCAAAACAAAGAGTCGAACTGGGTGATGACTGTCGCCATCAGCGACGACAAGCCCGAGGGCTTTGGCCTGACGTTCAAGGAAATCGTGTTGAAGAAGAGCATGTATTTCCACCCCGTTGGTGGTCAGTACAGTCAGGAGCCAGTGAACTACCTCGGCCTGAGGTGGGATGGCCACCTCCAGGCCATCCACCATGTCCAGTCGTGGGAGGTCGTGAGAGACATCCACAAGCACATTCCTGAACTCAGCCCCGGTATCTGGCCTGAACCGCACTACCTCTACCGGCTGGGGCCAGCGATCGTGCCGTCGAAGCCGATACCCATCGGCAAGATTTACGCGCCCGGTCCGGTGCATGCCATGATCGATCTGCTTCTGACATCCACCACAGTGGCCGAGGCTCGCACCAAGTCCAACGAGCGCATCGCCGCTTCTGAGTGATCTGGATTTCAACTGGGCACCTCCACCTGCCGGATGCTCGATTGCCGCTCCGCCTTGCGACCCGTGAACTTCTCCCACCGCTGCACGATCACATCGCAGTAGAGCGTGTCGAGCTCCATGAGGAACGCCCGCCGCCCGGTCATCTCAGCACCGATGAGCGTGCTCCCGCTGCCGCCGAAGAGGTCGAGAACGTTCTCCCCGGGCCGTGACGAGAACTCGATGGCGCGGCGGGCGAGCTCGACAGGCTTCTCCGTGAGGTGGACCATGCTCTGTGGGTTGACCTTCTTGATCGACCACGTGTCGGGCACGTTGGCGGGGCCGAAGAAGCGGTGCGCTGCGCCCTCTTTCCAGCCGTAGAAACACCACTCGTGGTTGCCCATGAAGTCCTTGCGCGTGAGGACCGGGTGCTCCTTGATCCAGATGATCGCCTGCGCAAAGTAGAGCTCGCAGCGCTTGAGCACCGGCGGGTAGTTGCCGCAGTTGGCGTAGCCCCCCCAGATGTAGAAGCCGCCACCGGGCACCAGCACGCGCGTGATGTTCCCGAACCACGCCTCGAGCATCTTGTCGAACGCCTCGTCGCTCAAGAAGTCGTTGGCCAGGGGGCGGTCCTTGGCGCGGAGTTTCTTATGCGTGGCGCGACTCTTCTCGGGGTAGCGGTTGAGGTCGGCGCTCTGCTGGTCGTGCTGGTCGGCCTTGCCGGGCAACGCGAACGAACTCAGGCCCGCGACGATGGCGTTGTTGGAGCGCGGCTCGACCTTCACGTTGTACGGCGGGTCCGTGTTCACCAGATGAATCGGCTGGCCGTCGAGCAGATGGTCCAGGTCCGCGGGCTTTGATGAGTCGCCGCACATCAGCCGGTGGTTACCGAGCACCCAGATGTCGCCGGGAACAGTCGTCGCTGCATCAGGCGGTGCGGGCACATCATCGGGGTCGGTGAGACCCTCGTTCCCTGCCGGGGCCATGATCGCGCTGAGGTCGTCGGCGCTGAAGCCCAGGAGCGAGAGGTCGAAGTCCGCGCCCTTGAGGTCGGCCAACTCCAGCGGCAGAAGTTCCATGTCCCACGAGGACAACTCGTGGAGTTTGTTGTCGGCGATGCGCAGCGCCCGCACCTGGTCGGAGGTGAGTTCCCGCGCGACATGCACGGGCACCTTCTCCAGCCCGAGTTTCTCGGCGGCCTTGAGCCGGGTGTGCCCCGCGATGACCACGCCGTCGGCATCGACGACGATCGGTACGCGGAACCCGAACTCTTCGATGCTCTTGGCGACGGCGTCGATCGCGCCCTCGTTCTTGCGGGGGTTCTTCTCGTAGGGCTTGACCTTGGCCAGCGGCCACATTTCGATCTTCATGCCTCGCTCCTTGCGGCGTGCGTGTTTCCGTTCATCCCCCGCCGCACGCGCGGCCGGAGCGGTTGAATCTCTGTTGAACCAGCGCTCAATCCCGGTTGAAGGGCGGCCCGGCCCGTTGGCGACGGGTTCGCCCACGTTGGCCCACGTCGCGTCCTTGGCGCGGGGGCGTACAACCCCCGCCTCCGGGTTCCCCGTCCCCCGGACGCGCGAAACAAACTCTGTCGGGATTGGGGGCTGTTCCCGCGGGCGTCGATTCGCCCGCTCGGCGGGGTAGTACCTACTGCCCCCCCTCCCCTTGCCCGTTCGGACTCCGGCTGCAAGGCTTCGGGTAGGCGCGGCCTGGCACGCGACCTGCATGGGCGCGGTGGTGGCGGCAGGGTTGGCCGGGGCGCAGGGCGTACCGCGTCCCGACGTTCCGCGACGGACGCGACCCGTGCCAGCGTCGTGGCCCACGGGCGGGAGCCCGGGGCGAGGGATTGCTGGAGCGCACTGCCGCGCACTGACGCGACAGTTCCAATTGATACCTATGCACGCGGGCGCGCCTGCGCACGCGCCCGCACGCACGCGGAGCGTGGTCCATGTTCCCGCCGGTGAAGCCGCCGTCGTCGTACCGATCGGGCAGGCAGGTCCACCCTTCGTTCTTCTGGCTGGCGATGTACGCCTCGCCGCTCTCGCGCTGGGCGTCGAGCGAGTTGAACTCCTGCTCGAGGCCCTCCTCGCTGCTCTTGCGGGTGTAGACGGCGCAGCGCACGGCGGGGGCTTTTGGACGGGATGGATTGGGTTGGTTGCGGGTCATGGCTTCTCCGTCGCCGTCGTCTTGGGGGTCTGGATGCCGAAGAAGAGGTAGCCGTTCCAATGCGCGCCGGTCACAGCCTGCGCCACGGCGGAAAGGGAGCGATAGACCGTCCCCTCGTAGTCGAAGCCCTTCGGCAGCACACGAACGCGGATGGTCCGTCCGCGGTATTCCCGCGTCAGCAGCGCTCCGGGCATCGGCAGGCGGTCATCGGCCGCCACCTCGACCCGGCCGATTACCGCCCGACTCGTGCCCGCGTGGGCCGCCGGGGTTGGCGACTGGGCCGAACCGGGTGCGCGGGTGCGGAGGTCGGCGTCGTCGGCGATCTCCAGCGCCCGCTTCCGCGCCCGGTCGGGGAGCCCGCCTTCCGCGTTGGCCTGAATCCGCCACGCGATGCGGCGGACCAGGAACTCCTTGTGGTAGGAGCGCGTCTGCTCGCCGAAGACCTCGGCGTATTCCCGCCGAAGTTCGCCCACGGTCATGCGCCGCAACTCGGTTACCTTCTGGCCCACGTTCAACATCGCACATCGCCGCCTTTCTCTGGCCGTTAACCAGCGACGCCATCAGGGCGAGGACCGGCCGAGAGTTCAAGGCATGTCCCGGAGGAATCCGGAAGATTCTCGATGTCGGGATTGTCGGGGAGAACGCGGCCATGCAACCGCAGAATCCCGCGGGCGAAGATGCTCGCCACCTCCTCCAGCCGTTCGTCCGGGGTCATGTCCCCCGGGTCCGTCGGGTCAGGGCGCAGCGACATCGGGCACTCCTTCCAGAGGTGCTCACCTCGGGCCGTCCGTAGTCGGTCGTGGTGATCGTGGATCGGTCGCCCTCGGCACGTTGCCGCTGGCTACTGGATACCTACGCGATGGGATTCCGAAGTCGCGCGCGAGGGGGCCGAGAGCAACCCATGTGCTCACCCGGCAAACCGACGTCCCCAGCGCCGAAGCGGGCAAGACGGCGTACTACGCCCTGCGGTAGGTGAAAACGCGCGGGGAAAAGGGGCCGTGGTCGGAGGTCGCGGCGGCGACGGTGGCGGCCTAACCGGCAGCGCTCGCCTGTTCCTGCGTTGGCTCTGGCGCTTCCCGCTCAGGAATGTGCGGAATGTACCCGTCGCCACTTCCGCTTCCGTCGGTTGCAGGCATCGGAACAATGCCGAGTTCTGACAGGCGCGCCCACAACGGAACCAACGCGGCATCGGGATCGCGATAGAACGCGCTGCCTCGCACCCGCAAGAATCGCCACTGCGCCCGTTCGAGTTGACGCTGCCGCGCCATGTCCTCATCGAACTTGTCCGGTCCGTGCCAATGGTCGCCGTCGCACTCGATCGCAAGCCGGGACTTGCCTTCGATCACCAAGTCGATGCTGTGACGACCCGCGCGGTACTGCGGGAGCACCCGGAACCCGCGATCAGCGATACGAAGGTAAACGTCAACCTCAAACCAACTGTCGAAGGGGTCCGGAGCCGTTTCCGGGCGGTCGGGATTAGCCGCCTGTTGGCGCAGATCAGCAACATCCACCCCAATGCTTCGGGCCGCGTGCCGTGCCGGGTCGTAGAAGTGGGTCAAGAGCCGATGGCGCATGCACTCGTGGTTGCCAACGTCCTCCGGCATGATCGAGTGGAACAGCCAGAGTTGGTCTTGCGCCCGACTCGCGGCGACGTTGAAACGCTGCATGTCCGAGAGCTTCGTCAGAGAAGCGAAGCCGCGAGACTCATCATCTTTGACCGCGACAACGAGGCTGAGGAAGATGATGTGGCGCTCGTCGCCCTGGAACGAGTAGGCATCACCGCACACCATCCGTCGCCGTTCGATCTCCTCTGCCCCGATTCGCTTGAGTAACAGCCGCTCGATCAACTTGGCTTGATGCTCGCCCAAGAGCGAGATCACGCCCATTGTCTTGTCCTTGTACATCGGGTCAGCACAGCACGCCGCAATCGCGTCGACGATGGCTTCGGCCTCCGCCTGGTTCTTCGCGCTCTGTGGCCCGCCTTCGCGCTTCCCGTCGGGAATCCGTCGCGCGACATATGGGGCGAGCCTCTTGGGCGGATATTGTCGGAGCGGGATCAGTGCACCCTTGTAGCAGAGGTCGTTGCTGAAACGGATGATCTCGGGCATGCACCGGAAATGCTCATGGAGCGTGATCCGTTTGCCCAATCGGACTTGGCCGTGATCGAACAGGCTGCTGTCCACATCGAAGGTGTCGGCAAGTTCGATCCCCTCCAAATGCTGGCGAAGGAGACTCTTGGCTTGGTCCTTGTCGATGCCGATGTTCGACGGGCTAATCTGCTTGTCGTCGCCCACGACAATGACCTTCTTCGCCAGGTAGAACAGGATTAGCGATTCTGGGCCACACTGCGAGGCTTCGTCCACGATCACAACATCAAAGATGCCCGGTGCCGGCTTCACGCTCTCGAACACCCGGTAGAGAGGCATGACCCACGCCGGGATGGCGTCGCGGCACTGCTCCAACTCTCCTTGCGCAACGCGCCGCCAGTGGCCCGCGTGCTTGCCCGTCCCCTTGCCGATCTTCTTGATCGCTTGCCGCCAAGCATTGAGATGTTGCTGGTGCGCAGGGCTCATCGACGAGAGGCATGAATGCCATGCTCGCTCTGCCGATGCTCGGACCACGCACGCCTTGATCCGGTCTTTTGCCTGCCGGAGTTCCAGTTCCACCGCCGCCGCTTTGCGCGGATCGGTGTACTTGGTGAGCCATGCGTCGGCCTGCGCCCAACGCCAGGCGGCGCTCCAGTCGGCGATACGCACCTTCCACGCGGGGTCCGCATGGTTTTCCGCAATGGACCGGGCCAACTTCGGAAGAACCGTGCTGATTCGTTCGTCGAGGCTTGCCCATTCCGCGAGACGCGCGGCGTCGGCTTCGAGTCCGGCGACTTCGGCGAGCGCCGCCGTCACCCCGCGTTCGTCCCGCTGCTCTATGGCGTTGGCCAAGCGGGCGCATACCGGATGCGCATTCGGCGACGTGGCGACGGCGCGGAGGGCGTGGACCCGCGCATCGAGCCGCGAGGTTACCACGTCGTACTCCCGCCGCACGATGACCCGCTCGCAGCGCGTCGAGAGTTCATCGACGGCTCGAAGGTCGTGAAGGGGCGGCACCTCCGCGAGGTGGAGCCGGGTCAGTGCTGCGGATGCGGCGTCCGCGATTGGTCGAACGCCAAGGACACGCGTCAGGATGGCGCACAGTTCCCGTAGTTCACCGACCTGCTGTCCATTCGTCTTGGTCGATGGGAATGCCTTCCCGTCCCAAAGCGTCCAAGTCTTGCCTACCGCCGCCGAACATTCGAGGTGTTCCTTGGCCGTGGTCAGCGCTGCCGCATGATCGCACGGGCGACCGTCGATCGTGGCTTCGCGGCACAGGTAGATCGTGCGTCTGACCACCTTCGCGCGGAATACGAAGAAGCCCAAGCCCCCGCCGCGCTGGAAATGTCCGAGGAGGTCCGCCACATCCGCCAGCAGCATGTCCGAGCGCCGACCGGCTGGGAGTCGAATGTCGGCCTTGTCGAGTTTGGCCGCGAGGTCGGTGTGGGCGGCCACCGCCGCGCTCGTTTGGGACAACAACAAGTCCCACCCCGCGCCCGCCCCTCGCAAGACGTCAGACAACGCGACTGCGGCCCACGGGGTGGCCGCCGTCGGAACCTGCTGGACTGCCGCTTGGAGGGCACGCAGGGCGGTACTCACTCCGCGCAGTTCATCGAGCGGCAGTGTGCCCAGATGCACCTCGCCATCCGCGATCGGGCGGATGCGGCTATGCAGCGTGTGTGAGGCGCGTATGAGCCTCGTCAGCGTGTCGTCGGCTGGAATCTCGCTTCCGCGTGCCGGACGGCGCTGTTCGACTTCGGCGGCCCTTTGCGGACTGACGCGGATCATCCCGTCTCGATACGCTGTCAGATCGTCCGCATTGATCGGTGCGGGTTTGTCCGGGTCGGCACCGTCGGCAAACCACGCGAATCTTTGTGCGTCTTGCCTGACCCGTCGTGCGATCACCTGTGCCGTGCCCGCGTAGGCGCCATCCGCCAGCGTGTGTTCGTGAACCTCGGCTTCGCGGAACGTCCGAACCTCGCGCTCTAACGTGGTCTCTCGCTGGGTGAGCCTATCCAACTCCGATTCGGCCTTGCGGATTTCTTCCGTCGCCGGGCCGCTGTTCCAGGAGTCCGCCTTGTCCGTGATATTTCGTACGCTGTCCTCTACGTTGTCCTGCGCCGCCTTGTCGTTGCCCAGAACGCTAAGGCATAGCGGGCGGATTTCCACCGGCAACTTGTCCCGAAGCACTTGCAGCGCGCGGGGCGTCTGCGCGGTAATCAGCACCCTTTGCCCAGTGGCGAGAAGGTGGCAAATGAGGTTGGCGATCGTGTGCGACTTACCAGTGCCGGGCGGTCCCTGCACGAGGACGCCGTGCTTGCTGTTGAGCCGTTCGACAATCTGCCGTTGGTCCTCATTCGCCGGCAGGGGGAAATAGACGCGCGTGTTCGTCGGTGTATCCGCGAAGGTAGAGGGACTCGGAGGAGCCTCGCTGTGTGATTCGCCAGTCGCGGCGCGCGTCAGCCGTTTCACGCCGGGCGGGATTTCCGCACCCTTCTGAAGTTGCTCGATGATGGCCTCGAAGGCGAGGAGAAGTCCCCGCGACGTGCGCCTGCGAAGGAGAAGTGCTGGCGCGAAAGCGGCCTGCGGCACGGGCTCCATCCCTTTGGCCTCATATGCGTCCGGGTCGTAGGTTCCATCCTCCTTGATCGCTTGTGCGAACCCTCGAAGGGCGCGGTCGATGGCCTCGAACTCCCAGGGATCATCATCGGTCTTCGCCAAGTCAGCGGCCACAACCTCCCTCTGCGGGACACTTGGCTGCTCGCTGGGATCGAGCATGTCGATTTCGAGGGCGAGCTTCGCGCCGTCAGAACCGGGGCGGAGTGTGAACACGCCACCAGCGGGGTCAAACTCCAGAGCGACTTGCGCGGCGATGAGGTGTCGGCGGACTTGCTGACCGCTAGGCGTCTTCCATGTCAGGCAGCCCAGCCCGAGCACCAACTCAAACTCTTCACCGAGGCGCTTGAGATCGCTGTGAATGACGAACAGCGGCGCGTACACCTTCTCTTGGAACACCACCCAGGCGGCGTATTTTTCCGCCCACGGCTTCCAACTCGCCTGCATGTAGTCGTTGAGCGCAACGGCAACCTCGGGATGGTCCTCAAGAAGTTCGTATTGGTCGCCGGAATGAGATCGGGTCGCGCTGCCGCCAGCGGGCGAAGATTGACCGTTCGCACCAATCGACGCGGATGGGTCGGCCCGGCCGGGCTTGTTCTCCGGGCGTGGGCGTTCGATTCGATCCAACAAGCGGGGTGGCGAGTCAGGGTCCTTCCCCGAGTCAGAGTCAACCCATGCTTTGATGCTCGCCGGAAGCGGGGGAAGTGCCGGTTCGGGCAACTTGCGCACAGTGAGCCAAACGTCCTCGTCCGTCGCTTCGGTACCGAGCCAATTGACACCGGGCTCGGGGCGGAAATACCGAGCGGTGCATCCGGGCTTCCCGCGAACAGCATCAAGCCAAAAGACACGCTCATAGGAACGTAGATCGCGGACAACGGCCGTCCGCAGGTGCGCGAGGTCCCGCAGGTAGCGGAAGATCGCCAGCGCACGCCTCCGCTCGGGATCGCGTTTGGCGGATTCGGGATTCGCTTGGGGAGGTTGATCGGACACGAGAAATCCGCTGCGACAACGCCAAATGCCGGGTGTCTCATGCTGATCCCACAAGGCGGCAGCGTCAGGCACCAATGTGGATAAGTGTAACGGGGACTTGACCCTATCGCATTTCCGGGGGCCTTGGAATCTGCCCCTGCTCGCGGGAGAGATCCAAGGCCGCCCGGCGTAGACCCGTCCAATTTAACTGATTCCTTGGGTCACTTGGTGAAGGCCCCCGAGAGCAACCCTGCTGTTAAGCTCAGGCCACCCGTCAACCAGAGAGCGCGAGAGTCCGAGAGGGTTGCCGCCGGTGGGGCGTGAGCAACCGTAGGGGTTGCCGTCGGACCCCGAGATTCGGTTTCAAGACCGAGAGCGCGGCGGGTCGGGCCCAGGTCCCGCCGGAGCGTTGGAAACCCCCCGTCCTGACGGGACTTTCCGCGCATCGTCGCGGCCACGGCCCGAGGGCGGCCAGATCGCCCGACCTGTAAACCAAAACGCCCCCGCGTTTCCGCGAGGGCGTCGGTAACTCCCCGATCGTAACGGGTTCAAACCGTCGAATCTAGGCCGCCGAGGGGGTTCCGAGCGGCCGTTCTCTGGTTAACAGCCCCACGCGACCGGCTCAGCGGGCGTTGCGAAGGGCTTTGGACGGGCTGTGAACTGCGGGATTGGAGTTTCACAATGTCGGAGAACACGTCTCAGAGCAATCAGGGTTCGCATAGCCACACGCCGATGACCCCAGACGCCGCCGCACGCATCCAGAGCGCGACGGCCAAGGCAAGCGGCGGGCAGGTCGCCAAGGACAGCTTCGCTGCCAAGGCCCAGAGCGCCGCGGCGCACAACAGCGGCAAGGGAGGTGGCGGCGGCAAGAAGTGATGTTGAACCGCTCGTCTGCCCCCGCGCCAACGCGCGGGGGCAGGCCTTTCGGCCTGACCCCTCATCCCCGATCGAGCCCCCGCACACGAGTCGTAGGCTGAATCCCTACGATGTGGCGTGTGCCCGGCGGTGGAACCGCGAACGCCCAATGCTCGAGCGTCTCGCCTTGGTGCGAGCACGCCAACGAGATTTGGGATAGCCTGTCACAAGGACACCCAACCGACCTCGGACTGGATGCTCGGCATCGGCGTCATCCAGGCGCTTCCGCTATAGTACCTGGATGCCCGAAACGACCATCATCCAGGATCAAACCGTTCGAATCCGATTCTCGGGTCACGAGAGCTTTCCGCTGCGATTCAGTTGGCTCGCCAAGGGCGTGCGCTTCTGCAAGGCGAAGCCGATGGGCTTTAGCGATCCGGAAGCGATGGTCTCGCTAGGCGTCGGCAAGAACATGGTTCGTTCAATTCGTTTCTGGTGTACGGAGGCACAGATGATCGGCCCCGTGCGATCGGACGTGCGCACACGAACGCCCTCGTTGACACCCACGCCACTCGGCGACTTTCTATTCGGCGAAGACGGAGCCGACCCATACGTTGAAGACCCCGCGACGCTGTGGTTGATCCATTGGGGGCTTGCCTCTCGTGTTGCCGGGCCGACGTCCTGGTATGTCTTGTTCAACGAGGTTCGATCCTCCGAGTTCACCACTCGCTCCCTCACTCGTGAGTTGCGGCAGTACGAGGCTCGTTTCGCTGGCGAGGCGGTGGCCGAGGAGACCCTCGAACGCGATGTGGACTGCTGTATTCGGTGCTATGTTGGCAGCAGTGCTGACAAGAAAATCCAAGGGGAGGACGTTCATGACTGCCCCCTCGCTGACCTAGACCTGGTCCATCGAGTGGGCGAAGCTGGCGCTTTTTCCTTCCCTAGAGGACCGCGCCGCAACCTCCCGCTCGCCGTCTTTGCTTCCTGCCTGGCCGACTACTGTGGGCGGGTAGATGTTGGCGCGAGGACTCGGTCGTTCGAACAAGTTGCCTACGGCCCCGGCAGCCCGGGCCAGATATTTCGGCTTTCCGAGAACGCGCTCACAGACCTTCTAGACGAGCTCGATGATTTCACATCGGGTGCGATGCGGTTCGGCGGGACCGCAGGACTTCGCCAAGTGCTTCTCGCCGATTCACTCCCCACTCCCCTCGCACTCTTGAAGAAGCACTTCAAGCGGAGGTCTCCACATGCCGCTCGCTGAGCCCATCCGCCGTCGGCGAAGCACATTCCGACGCTCGACCAACGTTGTCGCCGACAGTGCTCGCAAACAAGCATCGATCGACTACATCGCATCTGCTTGCGCTTGTCAGACTCTCGGCAGAATCATCAGGGGGCTCAGTGACCCCGCATCTGGCCGCGCATGGACAATTACAGGCCCGTATGGCACTGGAAAGTCATCTTTCGTCTTGTTTGCTGCGGCCTTACTGGCTGGTGGTCGGCATCGATTGCACGCGCCGATGGCGGCGGCGCTCAAAGTAGCGGATGTGGGACTGCACGACCGGTTGCGGCGAATCACGAGCCGAGGCAGTCTCTTGCCGGTACTGATTACCGGATCGTCTGAGTCAATCCGCGACTCCATCCGACGAGCCTCGATCGAGGCCTTGGACTCGTGCAAGTCCACCGCAGCACGCAGGCTTCGTTCGCAATGGATGTCAGACAGTGGCTCGGGCAAGTTCGGCAACCCGGTCGAAGGCCTGCTCAAACTGCATGAGTGTGTCTCGGCTCACGAGGACGGCATTGTCGGGACACTCGTCGTGATCGATGAACTCGGCAAGCTGCTCGAGTTCGCGGCCAAGAACCCCGACCGTTCCGACGTGTACGCTCTGCAAGAGCTCGCCGAAACGGTAAGTCGGACATCCGCACCGATGCTCCTGCTTGGAGTTCTTCACCAGGACTTCTCTGCCTACGCACAAGGGCTGCCTGCACGGGAACGCCAAGAGTGGGAGAAGATCCGCGGCCGCTTCGAGGACATTCTGTTCGATGAGCCCGCCGATCAGATGCTGCGTCTGCTCGCCCGTGCTGTTGAGAGTGACGGCCCGTCCGGTCCTGGAGAGCTCGCGTGGAAGCAAACGTTTCAGGCGATGCAGAGAGTCGGTGCGCTTCCGCGAGGTCTCAACAAGACGGAAGCGACCGAGCTACTCAAGAGATGCTGGCCACTGCATCCGGCTACGGCAGTAGTGCTGGGCTCCGTGTTCAAGAGGTATGGTCAGAACGAGCGCTCAGCGTTTTCGTTCGTTCAGTCGAGGGAACCGTTCGGACTCCGGGACTTTGCCGCTCGTTGTACCGCGCGTGATTCCGACATGTACACGCTGGCCAACCTGTTCGAGTACATGACGTCTACATTGGGCGACAACCTGCTGAGCAATCGAGATGGGAAGCGGTGGGCGGAAGCGATCGACCTCGATCGCCGGTTGGTCGATTGCGGACCGGAAGCCGTCGCAGTGTTTCGGACAATTGCGATGCTGGGCATCATCGGTAGGTGGCACGATGTGGCAGCCACCAAGGCGAATGTGGAAATCGCGGTTGCCCCCACACTCGACGCAAACTCCACTGCGACGGCCATCGCCGATCTGCGAGCACGGTCTGTTGTCGTACTGCGGAAGTTCAACGACACGCTCGCGCTCTGGGAAGGCAGCGACGTGGACATCGAAGCCAAGCTTAGTGCCGCTCGTGCCGCGCTGCCCACCTCGCTCGATGTTGCAGACGCGCTTACGCGGTTCTTCAGGCCGCGCCCGGTAATCGCTAGGCGGCACTCATTCGAGACCGGTACGCTGCGGGTGTTTCCAATTGACTATGTGAATGCACAACATGTACTACCCGCGATGGCCCAAGTGTCACGCGGCGATGGGCGGATATTGGTGCTGCTTGGTGAGGGTGCCAGCGGACCGACGGCGTTGAAGGCGAATGACGAGACTGCCGGTAATCCCCAACTCCTTTTGGCTGTGCCCGCCAACTCACGAGAGCTCGCGTCGCTGGCTCGTGAACTTGCCGCAATCGAGGCGGTACGCAAAGAATCGCCAGAGCTTGCCGGAGATTCCACCGCACGGCGGGAGTTGGATGCGCGGGAGTCAGAAGTGCGTCGGCGGCTCGCAAGCGAGTCTTCCGCGACACTGTTCGGAAGCACGAAGGACGGCATGACGCGGTGGTATCAGGGCGGTCATATGGTCAAAGTGCATGACTCGCGACAGCTGAACGAGCTGCTGTCTGTGGTGTGTGACAAGGTGTTCGAGGCAGCCCCCGTCATCCGTAACGAGATCATCAATCGAATGGATCTGTCGTCTTCGGCGGCTGCCGCGCGACGGAATCTCATCGAAGCGATGATCGAACACCCCGGTGTCGCCGAGCTTGGCATAAAGGGCAACCCTCCCGAGCGGAGCGTTTATCTCTCCGTGTTGCGTGAGTTGGGGCTTCATACGACAGGATCTGGCGTGTGTCGGTTCTCCGCAGATCCACGTCGGGCCAAGAACAATGCCGACGCGTTACTCCGCGGGATTCACGACTTCTTCAGCACTGCGGAGAGCGAGAGGAAATCCGTCGCAGCCTTCTTTGACGTGCTGAGGTCGCCCCCATATGGCCTCCGGGATGGCGTGCTGCCGGTCATACTGTGCGCGGTGCTCCAGGCCTGTGAGTCCGAGATCGCTCTGTACGAAGACGGCGCATTCCTTCCACAACTGTCGATTGAATCCTTCGAGCGGTTGATGAAGACGCCAGAGTTCTTTGCTGTTCGGCGATGGCGACTATCTGGCGTTCGCACGACGGTGTTTCAGCAGCTCGCGGCCATGCTCGGCACGCCCAGGGAAGCGGGGCGCGCAGGACGTGATGACGTGCTTGACGTAGTGAAGCCAATGCTCAGGTTCTATCGCAAGCTCGATCAGTACACCCAGACAACCCGCTCGCTTTCGTCTGAAGCTGTTTCGATCCGCACCGTCCTCTCGACCGCAACGGAGCCGGACCAGCTGCTCTTTGTAGAGTTGCCACAGGCGTGCGGGGTTCCACCGTTTGATTCCAAGAGTCGTGGCCGAGAATGCGACGTGTCTCGCTACCTGACAGTCCTTCAGCAGTCGCTGAGCGAGCTGCAGCGAGCCTACGACGGTCTGCTGTCATCTGTTCAAGGGGCGCTATCTACAGCATTCGCGGCTCCGTCAGCCCTGCCAGATTTGCGGCGCTCGATGGTGTCGCGAGCACGCGCCGTCGAGTCAGTGGCTGTGGACCCAGAAATGCGGAGCTTCGTAGAGCGAATACTGGAGGCAAGCACGGATGATCGTCAGTGGGTGGAGTCTCTCGCGGCGATTTTGGTTGCCAAGCCCCCTCCGGCGTGGCGAGACGAAGATCGGGCTCGCTTTGAGGTGGCGCTCGCTCAGCGCGTTCGGCGCCTCCGATCCCTCGAAGTTGTTGCACGCGAGCACGCTTCTGCACACGACTTGGGACCGGGCAGCATGACGTTCCGTCTGGCAGTTGCCGGGTCGGCCATGAAGGATCACGAAGTCGTGCTCCATGTTTCCGACGCCCAGTCGGCGGATGTGTCCGAGCTGGCGCGTGCCCTACGCTCCCAACTCCTTGTGTCGGAGAAGGGACTCTCCCAGGGCGTCGTCCTTGCGGCGTTGGCGCAGCTAGTTGGTCTGGTCATCGGTTCCGATGCCGGAGTGAATGGCGTTGCTGGAGGTATTCGATGAAGCCGCTCCGTCATATCGTCTCTCTCTCCGGTGGCAAAGACAGCACGGCGCTGGCGATTTACCTGAAGGGTCGTCTGCCAGAGGTTGAGTATGTATTTTCTGACACCGACAAGGAACTGCCCGAGACCTACGAGTACCTTGAAAAGATCGAAGCGTTCTTGGGGAAGCCGATCGTGCGTCTGAAGGCAGACCGTGGTTTTGATCATTGGCTTCAGATTTATGGGGGCTATCTGCCCTCGTCTCGGATGCGATGGTGCACGAAGGTGCTCAAGATCAAACCCTTCGAGAAGTACATTGGTGACGATCCGGTGAAGATGTATATCGGCATCCGTGCCGATGAGAACCGCGGGGGGTATCGCCCAAGCAAGCCGAACATCCAGCCGGTCTACCCGTTCATTGAGGCCGGGTACACGCTTGCCGACGTACATCGCATCCTTGACGAGAGTGGCATCGGTTTCCCGAACTACTACTCATGGCGGACCCGGTCGGGGTGCTATTTCTGCTTCTACCAACGCAAGCACGAATGGGTCGGGCTCAAGGAGACCCATCCGGAACTGTTCGAAGACTCCAAGAAGTACGAGAAGATTGACGCGGAAACCGGCCAGAGGTACACCTGGAGCGAACGAGAATCGCTCGCGGAGCTCGGACAACCAGCGCGTGTCGCGGAGATCAAGGCGAAGATGGCTCGTCTGACCATTTCAGCTCCAGGAGCGAAGAGTAAGGCGCTCGTACATGTGTTGGACGATTCCGACGACGACGACGACTCGTTGCCGTGTTCATTCTGTCATGTGTGACTCCACAAGACATGCCTTCCCGAACATCCTCCCTCCATCACGACGGAACCGTTCACCTGACCCTTCAAGCACCGGATCGGCACATGCCTGAGCTTCTCGCAGAATCTCTCGCCCACGCAATGCCGGTCTATGAGATTCCGCTCGACGACCTGGTGGGAGGGGTGCTGATTCCGGCGATGCGATGCGCCACAGAGGTGCGCATCTGCGCTGGTTTCTTTAGCAGCCAATGCCTTGCGCAAATTGCCCCAGGTCTAGCCGAGTTGCTCGGCCGGGACACGACCCTGCACCTTCTGGCAAGCACCGAGTTGTCTCCAGAGGACTGGAAGGGTGTCGAGCGTGGGATAACCAGTCCAGAGGATGCCATTCGGGCTTTTGCGGTCGAGCTCTTGCAATCTCCGAGCACACATCTGGCGGCGCATGCCACAGATTGCCTGGCCTACTTGGTGGCCAAGCAGAGACTGCGCATTCGGTTCGTGCTGATGCGGAAGGGGATGTACCACAAGAAGCAGTGGCTGTTCTCGGATGGCACGCACTGGGCAGCAGTGCATGGCTCTGGGAATGCCACAGCAAGGGGATTGCTTGCGAATGGCGAGCAGATGACGGTGGACCGCCCTTGGAATGACGGCGAGTCATCGCGCATTCGCGTGTCAAAGTTGGTCGATCAGTTTGACCGACAGTGGAACAACCGACATCCTGAGTCTTTGAGCCTTGAGCCTGCTCAGGCGATCGCGTTACTACAGAAGCGAGCCGTCGGCTTAGAGCCGCCGACCGTGGACGACTTCTGGAATGCGTGGCGCAAGGATGCTGAGTCAGGCAAGGAACCTGTCCTGCCACCTGGCATGCACGCATACAGTGCGACACCGAGCCGTCTGTCGATTCCACAGTGGCTAGATTGGCATCGGCCGCCGTACTCGCACCAGGCGGCGGCGATCGCTCAATTGGAGGCTGCCGGGGGTTCTGGCATCCTGTCCATTGCGACTGGCGGAGGAAAGACCCGAACGTCTCTGGTCGCGGTGACACGACTCCAGGAACGTGACCACCGACCCATGCTACTCGTCGTGCTCGTTCCAT